TCGCCGACGCGATCGTTCACGTCCTTCAGGATGTCGGCGAGCTTCTCCTGCTCGATGCCCACGGTGCGCGAGGCGCCCGCCCACCGCTGGAACGCCTCCGGCGCGGTGTTGGCGACCTGCGCGAACTGCTGTGTCTGCGTCGCCACCTGGATGGTGGCGCGGGTCATGGCGGCAAGCGCCGTCGTGACGGCCGCAGCCGCCGCGCTGAGCGCGATCCGAGCCCGCCGCGAGAAGGCCGCGAGCCGGGCGTTGGCCGCTTCCATCTCGCGACTGAGCCGTCCAAAGCCGCGCGATCCGGCTTCGCCGACGCCTTCCAGTTCGGCGCGCACCTGCCGTCCGCCCACGGCCGCGAGGCGGACGCTGACCCTCTTCTCAGCCATGGCACTGATCCATCTGTTCGTTGAGCTTCGTGACCATCACCGCCTCGATGACGGGCAGTAGTTCGGCCATGGCGAGCGGCGGCACGCCGAGCGCGTCACCGAGAGCCAGCGCCGCCGACATGTCCCAGCCAATCACCGCGCCCGGCAGCACGCGCAGCTGGCCTCCGAGACGACCGACAAGGTCCCAGACCTGCCAACCCTCCGGCGTTTTCGGACGGTTCAGCCGCGCCGGGCAGTCCGGGCAGGTTTGCGTGCAGGCTTCGCAGTAGCGCTCGCCCCCGCCGAAGGACCATTCGGCGAGAGCGCGGAGGCGTTTTTTTCCTGTTCCAGCAGCAGGCCCTTGGAGACGTAGGTCAGCTGGAACGCCTCGAAGATCGGCCAGACGTCTAGAAGGGCGTCGATGGCCTCCGGGCTCGGATCGATGGAATTGCCATCCGCGTCGCCGATGCCCCCCCAGGCGAGCACCGCCCGCCGCGCCAGCGCCTTGGCGAAGGCGACGGCGCGCTCCTCGTCGGAGGCGTCCTCGGGCACCGCGTCGACGGCTGCGTCGCTGCGCGTCGCCACCATCAGCGCGGTGGTCAGCGGGCGCAGTTGCACCCGAACGCCGGGAGCGAGGTCATGCCAGCGCGGGGCGTTGGTCAGGTCGAGCGTGAGCATCAATACGTCTCCACGTCATTCACGAGGGTGGCGGTGCACATCCGGCCGACCACGCTGTCGCGCGCGGCCTGCCAGTCGAAGGTGGCCTGCACGCCCTGCGGCCCGGAAATCTCGATGCGCGGGCGCGGCAGATAGACGGCGTGCACCGTGAAGGTGAAGCTCTCGCCCGAGGGCAGGACGTAGGCGAACTCCATCTCGCAGGCCTCGCCGTTGATCGCCTGCGTCACCAGTGTCTGGTCGGCGAAGCGGACCTCGATCCGGCCAGTGAGCGCGGCGATGGACGGGTCCGCGCCATCGATGCGGCCGTCCGAGCGGATCGTCTCGATCCGGTCGAGGTTGTTGGCGTAGGTGATCTCGGCCGAAACCACGTTGCCGAGCGCGGTGCCATTGCGCGTGATCGACCCGTTGAAATGGCCGAAACGCTTCAGCTCCAGTGCCGTAGGCGTCCCCGCGCTCGTCGTGGTCCCGATCGTCTCGCCCTGCGCCACCAGTCGCGCCGTGGCGGTCAGGAGCCCCGAGCGCTGCATCTGCCAGGTGATCTGGTCGAGCACGCAGCCCGAGTACATGGCGTAGCGCGGCACCTCGGGCATGCCGGTCTCGATCGACATGCTGGGCAACGTCCATGACCCCGACTGGAACTCGTGGCTGTACGGGGCTTCCGCACCCGTGGTCGTGGGCGTGCCGAAGGCCGCCTTCAGCCAGAAACCGAAGGCTTCGGCGTCGAGCGGCACGACGACCTCGCCATCCGCCGTCACCGCGTCCTTGATCGGCGCCAGCGGATCGCGGCCGTAGCCGAGAAGCTCGGAGTTCAGCAGCGGCTGCTCCGCCCCGAGCGATGTGCTGGCGAAGGGCATCCGCGTGAAGCCGCTTGCAGGCGGCATTCCATAGGTCGTCTCGAACGCAAGCGCCATCAGCGCCCGCGCCCCCTGGGCTCGTGCCATGGTGTACTCCTCGGGTTGTCGGGATCAGCCGAGCGGGTCGGCCGTGGAATAGTGCAGCACGACCGGGATCACGGCGGCCTTCAGGCTCGCCGCGCCCTGGACCAGCAGATCGACCGGGCGCGGCGCTTCCGCCTCGACCCAGTCGCAGAGGCCGCCCAGCGTGCGGTCGGTGGCGATGGCCGCGCCGATGCTGGCGGTCAGCGTGTCGAAGGCGGCGTCACGGTCCGCGCCCTGCACGACCGCCTCGATCTCGGCGCGGTGCTGATAGTGGTACCGCAGAGGCGACAGCGTCACCTCCGGCTCCCCCGGTTCGCCGTCGCGCAGGATCAGCAGCCCCTCCGCCGGCACGCGCTCGGGCAACACCTCGCCGCGGAGCGCGGTCGCGGGCAGCGCCGAGAGCCGCGCATGCAGCGCGGTGAGGATGGTTTCGCGGGGGGGGGCCATGGGATGCGCCGGTCAATTTCCAATGCTTAAGATTGTGCGTTCAAGCCTAGCCGGTAAGCTGCTTCGTGTAGGGCGCGGGTATAGTCGATGCCAACTGCCGCGAATTCCTGCGCGATATCCGCATGAAGTTGCGAGCCTGGCCGTTCAACGAACTCAGCCGTGTTCGAAGACGCGAAGATAATCTGCCCAGCATAACCTTTCGTGCGAAGATCCGCAGCGACTGCCAAGTAGGTTTCGACCACCAAGCAGTCCTTGAACGAGTCTTTTCCTTGTCGTGCGGGCGTCGCTCGCTGCATCATCCTTCGGTGAGCACGTCCGGTTAGGGCATCGGTAGTTGGATAGGCGAGAGAAGCATCAACCCAGTCCGCGAGGATCAGCTCGCATCGTGAAACGGCATTCAGCCCATGCGAAATATCAGCTCGCCCGTTCACACCGAGCGCCCCGCTCCAGCCATCGATCCTCTGGAGTTCTGTCTGAAGTTTTCGTAGGCCGTCCTCCGTCTCTCGGCGAACCGTTCCTCGATTATCACTCAGCTCGTCATGAACTTGGCTGGCAACGACTGAAGCAACTGAACCGGTCACTTTGACGGCCTCCGCAATAGCTTTGGCAGACACAACCGACCGGGCATCAACGCTGTCACGACGGGGCGACCTAAGAATGTCGAGGAGAATGCATGTATCGGGCAAGATAAGCGGAACCTGTGCCGAAACGATTTCATCCAAGCTTTGAAATATCACGGCGCTTATCCCTGCGTGAGGCGATCATACGTCTCAAGAAGAGAAAGGCCCTTTTCGTAATCTATGGCCAGCTTCTGCGCAGACTGCTCGTCCCACCCATCGATCTCGATAAGCCATTGCATTAGGATATCGGTTCCCAGCGGCTGCCCCTGCAGATGCACCGCTATAACAAACTGCTCCCATCGTTCAGCGTCACTGGGATGTGAATTGGTGGTGCTCTTGTTTGCCAGAACAGAGAAGCGCCTTAAGGCCTCGGCAGCCGCCGGCGAAATCCAACTGTCAAGCTCGCGGACGGGATCGGTGAGGCTTACAACAAACCCGACTTCGGACTGGGCCGGCTGGACCACCTGATCTACAAAACCCTGTAATAGGGAGTTGTACTCGGAGACGCTCAGTTCCCCTTGCTCAGCAGGCACGATGTTCGTAACAGCATATCCGGTTTCTCGCGCCCAAAGCGTCAATGATGCACGTGGCAGGCCAGAGCCGACATGTCGGAACTGGATGATATCTTCATTGCCACCAGAATACTTGCGCAGTTCTGTTTCCTGATCAGGATCATGAATCCAGTCGGGCGTCTGGTGGTTGATGAGAGACGTTCGGATCGAGGTCTGGTCTGCTTCTGCAGACGCCAGAGTAAGATCCTGAAATACCGCAATCCCTGATTTCGACACCTTGTCGCTCCCTTTTATCTCACCGGTCCATCCATAGCCTGACGGATGACTGTAGTTCTAGATGAACTCTTGCCCGCCACGAAACGTCAGGGAGATCAGGAACGACCGAAGGTGCATGCGGCAAGAGGCAAATCAAGACGTCCTTCCCTCCACCCAGTTCGCCACAATCAACCCCGGCACGCTGTCCAGCGTGCGGTCCGCGTCCCGCGCCAGGTCCAACCGCTTCGGCAGCTTGACCTGCGGCACCAGCAGGAAGATCGGCACTGTCGTGCGCCCTCGGCCGGTCTTGGAGCGCGACACCACTGCCTGGCCCTTCGTGTTCAGCCGCCCCTCCGCCACCAGCAGGCTCGGGCCCGTCCGGCGATAGACGAAGCGCAAGCGCAGCCTGCGGCGTCGCTCCCATTCGCCGGGGGTGATCCTGCCGCCGCGCAGACCGCGGCCGGCGGCTTCGGTCGGGATCGCGAGCCAGAACCCGTCCTTCGATCGGATCAGCGGGCCGGTGTCGTGGGCGCCGACGATGACCGGAGCCTTGGACCAGACCAGCGCTGCGGCGTTCAGGCTCTCGCCGGCCTTCGGATAGGTCTGGCTCCGGATCGAGTTCGCCAGCCGTCGACCGAGCCCAGCACCGGTGATCTGGCCGCGCCAGGCGGTCTTCAGCCCGATGCCCGCCTCGCGCATGGCGGCGGTGACGGCCTTCTCGCCCGCCTTCACCTCGGCGGCCATGGCGGCAATAATGTCGGGCGTGATGTCGAGCTTCAGCTTCATCGCGGTCAGGCCGGGCGCAGGTCCACGGTCCAGACGAGCCGTTCGCGGTCGCGGA